CTCTCCTAAAGCCTAACGCGATGAGCATGACAGTAATGTCATATCTCTAGCAGAAGGTGGTTCCTATAAAGGATACTTTCTACGTAATTCCCATAAGATGGGTGCGATAGTGAGTAGGGTAAGTAGGGTCTCTGTAACTCGAGTTTAAAAGCTCGGTGTTACATGTTTTACATCTGTCTAGTTAGTTGGAAAACCTTGAATGGTAAATCCAACACAGATAAGATGTGGAACTTTTCGAACTCCCGACAACTGCAAGAGTTGTTGGGTATTTCTACACGCATAGGAGTATTACTACATGACATCTTATCAGGAGTCAACATTAAGAAATCGATCTCGTGTCGGCAATGAATTGTCGAAAACCTACAAGGAAATTTATCCTGGTAGTACGAGCACTTACGGGCCCTATATTACGGACTCGGATGAAGAATCGATGGTTGACTACGTTACACCTAACTATAAACGTTTGGTGTCCCAAGGTGTCATCATTAATAATCCTGCGTTGTACGTGCGTGGCACCATTTCCTCAGTTGGGAATGGTTCAGGCTCCTTTAATAACGCGTCAGGTACCTATCCCTTTACTGTGGAAGGCGCCATTTCGAGACATCTCCATGCAGCAATTGGAGGTTTCCCGTCGACGGGTTGGACAGAGATTGGTGCGATTTCTCTCGTATCCAATGTTGAAAGAGCGAAAGCTCTGGCCTTATCTTATATAGATAGCACGCCGTACGCCTTCGGAGAGGACAGTTTGGAGCTGATGGAAACATTACGTTTCCTACGCAACCCGCTGCACTCACTAGCAAACCTCGGTAAGTCATTCCAACGGGACATACGCAAAGCAAAACGAATTAGGGTCAAAGGAAGAAATTCCGATGGTTCCTTGAATCGCTATGCTAAACGGATTGTCGCTGGTACTCGTAACGATATCGATTATAAGAAATCGTTACTCGAACAAACAAAGGCAGTTGCCGATGTTTGGCTCACGTATCAGTTTGCAGCATCACCGCTCGTCAGATCAATCGACGATGCGATTAGTGCATACACTGTGAAAGAACCCCCCATCAGAGCTCCCCGCAGAAGTGCGAGGGGCAAAAGTGAAGATGAGGAAAAAGCACAAGGGACTGTTGTCCACTATGCTGGTTCTGGAACTTATAGAACTTGGGAACTTTCCCATTATAAGTCCGAGGATATCAAGGCTTCGATTCTCTACACGGTATCCAATCCGATAGAGGATTTGTCTTGGCGCTTAGGTTTTAGGAAGAAAGATTGGCCTACCACGGTTTGGCAGATCATGCCGCTCTCGTTTATGGTCGATAGAGTATTTGATGTCACAACCTTCTCCAAGGGTGTGATGAATTTACTCGATCCTAAAGTAGAAATATTGAGTGCTTGTGTCAGATACAAGAGGAAGGAAGAATATACCTACCAATTGAAGTCTGTTCGCAATCCCTCATGGCCTGGAACGGCCAGTGGAGAGAAAGTCACTGAAACTCATTTCGAGTATCAGCGAGATCCCTGGACGCCATCTGTACGCGACACTTTTCCAACCTTATCGGTAGGACGATTAGTCGATACAGCCACTAAACTAGCTGACTTGGCGGCGCTCATTCGGGCGCGTTTTACTGTCTAGCTTTCAACAGAGGTAACGACATCATGTCGATAACATCCGCTTCCATCCTTGTTGATGGAACAGTAGCAACAACTGGTGGTACAGCTACCACGTTCATTGAAAAAGGGCAAACCCTAAATCAGTGGGAAGGTATCCTGAATAATGCAGCGGAATTCTTGCTGCAGCAGGGCCTGACCTTTACGATAAAGGACCCCAAAGTGAACGCTGGTTCTCCCAACGGTTACACGCAGAAGCGTAGTTCGATTGTCCTGAGAGTGCCTTTGGCACTGGACAATTCGGGCTATACTGTCAATACTCTTAAGATTGAATTGGCTTGTGATCATGAGACCACAGCCGCTGAAATCGAGAGTATGCTGGTAACCGGTGCTCAACTGCTCCATGATTCGGATTTCTCGAATTTCTGGAAAAAGCAGAGCCTGAGTTAATATGACTCTTAGTATTATTATCCTCGTGCTCTCCTCCATTATGGCTGGCTTGTTAGCCTTCACTAATGGACAAAAGGAGGCACACGAGATGATGGTACGGGTAGTAACACCGCCCGTTGAGTCTCTAACTCTGATGCCTGACACGGTCCGTTCGGACTTTTTAATGTCAGGTGGGAACATCGAGAGTACAAAAATCCTCTCGTAACTGTAATTTACTTTTAACAGGAGATCTCCTATGAAAGCAAAACCTCGGCGCAAGCCGCACCAGTCAAAAGCTAAACGCTCTTTTGACCCTGACGAAATATCAACGTGTATTAGTCAGGCACTTATGTTCGACCTCGGTTACTCCACACAAGCGTACGGAGATACCGAAGACGTGCTGCTTCACGCAGCGGCCAGACAGAGGAACGAGCTCCTAAAAAAGTTCTGCCCTCAAACTCAAGATGTAGACCGTCTAGCTGATGAGACATTCCAGAAATTCTTGGAAACAAATGTCCATATGGCAAAGGTAAACGAGAAGCTAAAACATCAGCTTCCACGTGCTCCAGCCAAAATTCAGCGAAACATGCCCGATGATGAGAAAATCCATCAGAGAGCACGCGTTATTATGCAGTCAGTCTTGAGTCCCTTCGAATGGGATGAATGGTTCATGGAGTGTAAAAACTCCGGTGGGACCAGCGTAGGTGTACCCTATATGGATACATCTGTTGAACGCAAATTCACCTTTCCGATGTCTACTACAGGCAGCGTCTTAAACCTCTTCAGGTCAACGATGGCGGACGATTTATATTTGTCCGAGGCGATTGAGAATTTTAATCGCCATAATCCCGTGAATAACGGGCCGTTTGAGATCGTCGAGGGGTCGAAAGCAACAACTGTCGATAAGACAGCCGACAAACGGCGCATGATTTGTGTTGAACCTACGTGCAATATGTATTTGCAGCAAGGTCTCATGCAGATGATGTATAACCGAATGAAAGCTGTTGGACTCAACGTCGAGACACTTCCGGATGCACACAAAGAAATCGCGCGCGAATCCTCGATTACTGGCAGCAATGCCACGATCGATTGGAGTAGTGCAAGTGATTGTGTATCTATTGAACTATTAAGGTGGTTGTTACCTCCAAGATGGTTTGATGTGGTGTTCAGAACCAGAAGTCACACAACCCTTATAAAGGGCGAAAGTGTTAAACTGGCTATGATATCCACAATGGGAAATGCAACTACTTTCCCATTGGAAACGCTCGTCTTCTGGACATACGCACAAGCAGTCAGACTTACTGAGGATAAAACGAGTAACCGCTCCCTTCTAAATGAAGAAGAGTATGGTCTCTGTTCAGTCTTCGGCGATGATTGTATTGTTCCGACAACCATGGCTGCGAAATATATAGCCACGATGGAGTCGGTAGGTTTCATAGTAAATGACCAAAAGTCGTTTTATGGAACCGAGCAGTTCAGAGAGTCCTGTGGAGGTGACTACCTCTCAGGATTTGACGTAAGGCCGTTCTATATGAAGGCCCCACACTCAACCACAATGTCAGCGCTTGAGCCCTGGCTCTATATTATAGCCAACTCGCTTTTACAGAAGTATATCCTATACTTCGGCGAGCTAAGCTACTTATATGAGAAAGAGGTTTGGCGTGTTCTATTTGGGTTGTTTCGAGAGTACAAGATTTATATCAAGCTTGTACCTTCGTTTTTTCCGGATGACGCTGGATTGAAGTTGTCTCACGACATACAGAGATTTAGTGCCACGTACCCGATGAAGCTAAGTCGGATCGCCTCGGATCGTCACGGTACCGTCACCTTTAGATATTGTTCCTTTAAGTACAGGGACAGTTTTCGAAAAGATGATGGAATACGCTACCACCTCTGGCTCAAAAAGCCTGTAAGGAGTAAGCAACCGAAACAGTTGTTTGACGTTCCACTTCGGAAGATTGGTGGCTATGTTGTTGCAAAGGGTTTAACTGGCCATTGGTCAGTACCTCCTGTCGAGGGAGGGCTCTAGCGAGCGAGCCCCATTAAACACAAAGTTACTAACATCCT